TCTTCAAAACTTTTACCAAGTTCAATCCAATTTAAAATCTCATTTAAAATTTCAATTTTGGCTCTGTGTCTACCTTTAGTTTTTTCTAGTCTTGCTCTTGTTCTAGCTGCTGGTTCTTCATTCATTTAAAGTCCTCCTCTTTCATTGGTGTTGTTTTTTCTTTCTCATCAAACATTAACTCATTATACATGTCTAATCTTTTTAAAAACTTATGCTTCCAGCGTCTAAGTTCTGGTCCTTCTACCTTAAATTCTTGGTAATATAAGTCAGGCGTGCATACCATGATAACTCCTTGTTGTATCTTGGAGCCGTAGACGTAGTCGTGTGCCATGGCGTATGCTGCAATTTGCAAATAATAATCTTCGATCCATTCTTCCCGTTTCGGACGGTTAGCTTGTTTGAAGTCAACAACAGTTTCCATGCCATTGTGTAGACAGACAAGATCTGTTTGACCTGCGTACAGGCCCGGATAATGTAACGTAACTTCTGACGCGTAATATTCTTCCACAGGCGCAAGACCAATCTCAATAATTTTGTCGGCCATGGGACGCGCCTCTTGTCCGATTGCTGTAAGATCAACACAGCCAGTGCCGAGCACATAATGTTCCAGGAATTTATGCATACAGGTGCCCCGTGCACTAGAATGATTCTTGATACGTTCTGCGTTCTCTTCTCCAACTTTTGCCTTCCATTTTTTTATAAAATCTTGATTTTTGGTGGCTCCTAATATCGTAGTTACACTAGGAAGTCTATAATTATTTATTTCGTAAACACGTTTTCCAGTTCCTTGGTCCGTGATCTGTTTTCCTTGCATGTAGTTGTATTTGTTACTTTTTTTCAACCCTGATTCTTTACCAATACTATGGAATTCTTTTATATCTTCATCACTCATCATTTTCCAATTTTTCCTGTTCCTTCTTAAACCCTTCCATCAACTCTTCGTGTAAAGTTTTTTCTTTCTTACCAAAGATTTCATCAAAACGTTTACGGTAAACATCATTTACAATTCTAGATTTACCATCCCACTGTCTACCTTTTTCTTTTTTTGTAGCCATAACCTTTCCTCCTATCACTATATAACTTACACCATGACCAACTAACAATTTTAGTCGACCAATGATTTACAAAATATAAAAAATTATAAATATATTTATCAAACATTAAAATTCTAATCCTAACACAATTCCTTTATTTCCACTTTTTTCAAATGCAGGACTTATAAACAAAGTGCCTGCTTTATATCTTATCATAGGTAAAATATCTTCTGAAGTATATCCTGTCACAAGTCCTAACTCTAGTTTCCAATATTCATCTAACTCAAACTCTTTACCTATATAGGTGCTTATTCTATCTTCTGAATTGTAATAAACACCTCTTATTAAGTTATTAGATGTACATCTAACATGTGGGTGAATATTATTATAATCACCCTCAAGACCAATATGCATAGAAACAGCTAACATAAAAGACAAACAGCTCATATTTTGTTTGCCTTGTAAAGTTTTAAATCTATTATCTCAGCATTCTTTTTAATAGGATAACAATCTTTACCATTTGGTCCAACATTATCTTTTGTGTAATGCTCTATCACTTGTTGTATCTTAGGTAATTTTGTATGCGCAAACGGCCATAGAAGGCAGCACACATAGTATGCGTCTCTAAATGTACAACGCCATCTGTATTGTTTTAAATACGGCGTGCCATCGCTTCTATTACCTTTTACTTTTTTAGGAGTCAGTGTACCAACACCTAATACTTCATGTACCCAAATCAAAACTGATCTATCGGTCATCGTGATTTCCATGTTGATACGCATAGAATTAGATAACCGATATCCAGGTTTACCCTTGTGTTTCTTTTTCTTCTCTATCCCACGTCTTATATGAATTGATCCTTCACCATCAAACAAACCTGCGATATACGCCTTGTCAACATCTTCCATTAATGTATTGACATCCCTTCTTCCTCAAACTCAGAAAAATCTTCATTACCATAATCGTAGATTTCTCCTTGAGAATCACAGTCCCAGCATTGATGAATCATGTCTTCTTTTTCAATAATGCATGCGACTTTTACGTATCCATTACCTTTACAGGTAGGACACACATATACTTTCTTAACTTTTTTTAATTTTGCCATTTAATTTCTTCACTTTCTCATTTGCGATTGATTCAATGGTTTTACTTATTGACAGTTTTGCATCAGGTAATAGCACCTTAGACAAATCTATCAATTTCTTGTATGTCTCGTGTGTTAATGATACATTTCTGTATTTATTTATGTCAGTCATTTTTGCCTTTCATTTATTAATAATGATAATATAGGAGATTAAATCTAAAAGTCAATGACAAAGTTTATTTTATTAATGTTAGTTTGCAGCAATATCCCAGGAAATGATTGTAAACCCATTCCAACCCCTGTTAAAGAATTTAGTACTTATCATGAATGTGCTTATTATGGATATGATTATTCGGGTTCTTTGTTAAGATCTATGGGTGATGCTAATGTTGACGAGTATAAGATGTATACTATGTTTTCTTGCAAAGAAAATAGTTTAATTTGACAATGTGTCACAATTGTGTTAACGGTAAGACTTCTCACCACAATTAAACCTATCCATCACTCTCTCTTTGGATAGGTGTATATTCATATCAAACCAGCTGTTTTCCGTGCACGTACTAACAGCCGGCCAAACTCCAGGTTGCTACCTTGCGGTCATCGCTAACGTACAGGGAAATGCCATTGGCAAGATTTGGACGCCCTTGAGCTTTCAGTTCAATTTTGTATACAACCAATCAGATCACCACTACCATCGTTCATTACATGAGCGTTGATAGGATAGTCATGATACGTTGTCAGTTTCAGTCTTATAATATCACACAGATCAAACAGATCTAATTCGTTTGCCACTAATGACATATGTTCCATCATCTGTTTTGTTAACGGAACTAACTGATACATTCCATCGTTCAGTATTATAAGATCCATCAGCCCACTCCTTTATAAGTTTATACCATTTATCTTTATAGTATGGGTCTTTTGTTTTGTTGTAGTCGTTTGCTGTTTCGTCTATTTCTTGCAATAGTGTCTGCATTTGCTGTTCCTTGTGTTATTATCTTATTTATACTATGTGCTTTTAACTTTACATTTACACCATACGAACGCCATGCTTTTTTCATTAAATTTAACTCTAATAAAAATGTAGACCATTGTCCTTGTGATATACTCTCAACATCTAATGTAACTGTCTTCATTTTATTTTCCTTGCTATATAATCAAAGACAGGTCTTTTTGGTGTAGCAGATTTCTGCATTACTGTTTTTCTTTTTTGAAAAAAATCTACTTTTCCTTTTTCAGCTTGTCCTGCAAATAAATTAGGTATAACCCCAACATTTCTATCATAACATCTGTCTTCTGCTAGATTACCAGTGTAATAAACAACTGATGCACCTACTTCTGCAGTGTCAACCCATTTTTCTATATTTTTTTTATTCATTGTATTCCTTTCGTGTTAGTTTTTTTTATATTATATGTGCAACCTTTAATTAAACAAGGTAATGTAAAATCTCTTGGTCTAAGGTTTTTACCTACCAAATTAATTTCACATTTAGGACACACACCTCTTGCCATTAAATCACCAGAAGTTCCGCCCACTTTTTCTACCATATGCCAATCTTTCTTAGCAATTAATTTAGCAGCAAACTTTAAACCCGCTACAACATCTTTTGGTTCGTATTCAGATTTAGCTGCTGTTAAAATTAATTTTTTATAAGCGTTAAAAACTCTAGCTTCTTCTTTTAACTGCTTAATTTCTTCTTTTAACATATCCATTGGTGTTATTTCTTTTACTCTCATTTTTTTAACTCCTTCATTCTTTCGTACATTTTTTGTAAATCATAAGCAGTACAATTTAAAACAAAAGAAACCATATCTTCTCTTTTTTCTTTTTGCTCTGCATGCACTTTTGCTTTGTTTTCTTGTTGCACCTGATCGATGCCCCATCTTGTTTGATCTGTCATAATATTCCTTTCATTCTTTCTATATAGGATATTAGATGATTATTGTCAACCCCTTATTTTCCCTGGCCATTATATTTCTTAAATTGGCGTCTTTTGTGCTTATTCATTTTACATGTACTAGGATTTCTACCTATATTTGTTTTGTGAAACACAGATTCGTGCTCTACTTTTGAGTACATTCCTTTAGATTTTTTTGCCATCTTTCATTACTAATTCGTGTTTTTCTTTTTCACTTAATGCAACTGCAGGTATATAACTAATTTTACCATTTATATGTTGTCTAAGATCATTACCACATAATGTACATCTATAAAATTCTGGTATAACTGATACTAAAACAGTTTCTTGATTACACTCTGGGCATAAACCATTAACAACTTCTGTGTTAAATTTAATTTTATTTTTAATAGACATTAGTTTGATAGTGGGTTTTTTGTGCTAACCTTTATCTCTTCTATTTGTACTTTTAGTAATTCTATTTCTTTTTTATTTATTTGAGAAACTGTGTGTGAGTGTTCTGTATCATGTGTATGTTCTCCAACTTCATGACTATGAGATGTATCTGCGTTTTCTAGTTTGTTAACTTTTTCTTCTAATACTTTTATTTCAGATAAAAAACTCATATCGATACCTTTAGATGCACCTTCTAATACTTCTAACTTAGTCATAACTTCACCATACTTAACAAACCCGCCACCTATTGCTGCGATGACTCCAAGTAATGCTGCGACTCCTGCTAGTTGACCTTTAATTTTATCCATTTTTAAGTACCTCTAGTTCTATTAAAAGCTGTTGCTTTCTAGAATTAATCTCCATAAGCTTACGTGCTTTAATATCCATCTTATCATTTTGTATATAAGTTGCAAGACTCTTATCTGCGTAGATTAATCTGTTATCTATAAGGTTTAATTGGTCTAAGTATATATCTTTTGGCTTGTAAAATGAAGTCGCTTGATACTGGTCCAGTGATTCTTGTTGACTGGTCATAGCTTCCATTTTAATTATATTTTTTATTTGTAGATTTTTAGAGATATTTTTTATATCCTTGTCCACTTTTTCCATTACTTTTGCAAGATTTTTGACGATAGCTTTTTTCTGTTGTATTGCTTTTTGTTTGGCAATCTTTTTTGTCTGAACAGCGGACTTTGTAGGAGTCTCGCTAGTAGGTTTCTCTTCTTTAATTTCTTCTTCATTTGATTCTTCTATAATTTCTTCTTTTGACTCTTCTATAACCTCTTCTTGTTTTTCTTCAATAGTTTCTTTTTCTTTTGGTGCAGCTGCCATAGTTTTAGGTTCTTCTTCAATCATTTCTTCTTCCATAGCAGGTTCTTCTTCAACCATTTCTTCTTCCATAGCAGGCTCTTCTTTAGGAGGAGGTAGGAAACTAGATATCAATTCATTAGTCTCTTCAATAATTTCTTCTTCTGGCATGTTAGCAAACATAGATGTAGCCATGGGTTCTTTACCTATAGTTTCTTCTTCTATTTCCATAACAATTTCTTCTTCAAAAAACTTTTCTTCAAATTCCATTTCTTCTACCATCATAACCATAGATTTAAACTCTAACTTTGGTTCTTCCATAGGTTCTTTAACTAATTCAAATGTAAACTGTTCTTCAAATTTAAATTCTTCTCTAAATGTTTCTTCTATTCTTTCAAAATTAATCTCTTCAAATATTTCTTCAAAAATTTCATTTATCTCATCTGTAATTTCATTAGATAATACAGAAGTATCATAGGTCATAGTAACAGAAATGTTATCTACATTAGGACCACCTAAATTAGCAGGAGCATTAGCATCAGATCCAGATATATTTATGTTACCTACGTTAGATCCTGTGCCATTGTATATTAATCTGTCTGTAAATATTGCACCATCTATACCTGTAACATCAGTTCTTATTGTAGTATTTGATGCAAGAGTATTGCCATCAGAGTCTTTGATTGTAAGTACATTTGTAAATGTATCAGCAGCACCTTGCCCGCCCCAACATCCTGCAACACTACATTCACCATTTTGTGCATCCATACTAGAGTCTAGTGTAATACCATTATCTAGCATATCTTGTGTTATAGTATTAGTAGATAAATTAAAATCTTGTTCAACAGAACCACTATCTCCAAACTCTAAATCATAATTACTTGCAACACCGTTCAACTCACAGCAATCATTTAATACTTGTACATCACCACTAGTAGTCCAACCATTAGCATTACCTGTTTCAAAGTTACCATTAGTAATTAAATTACCAGTTGTTATCTCTTCTGCATTAACAATAGTAAACAAAAATAAAAAAGTAATTAACCATTTCATTTTAATATAAGTTTAAGTATTGACTTTTCTCCTATATATATCTCTGTCTCAGCCATTGACTTTATGCATTGATACTCTATGTGAGATTTTGCTGCTCTCATTGCTACACGTTTACCTTTTAAACATTTAGACATAGACTCTTGTATTCTATGTTCTTTAATTTCACCGTTAACAATCATTAACAAAGCTACAACCATTTCAATCATTAGTGTGCACTTTTACCATTTGCTCTTACTTTATCTTTTAAATCTTCAACATCATTTAAAGCTTTTTCTAGTTGTGCTTTTAAGAATTCTATATTAACCTTGTTTGTCATATTTTGTTCTTGAGTTATTTCTAATTTTTCTGTTGTCTTGTATAAATCTTCTATCAACATATACTGTTCTTGGTCCGTGGGCAGTTGTTCTGACTTCTTGAGTAAGTCTGCCTGAAATAATTCTCTTGATGTCTCAAGAGATGTTAGTCTAGCTGTAATCTCGGTGTATGCAAACACGCCGGCTACAACGCCTGCGATTATCATAAGCATGTTTTTGACAGGCATGCTTACAGATGTGTTTTCGGATATTTTCATTTGTTGTGAATTGGTTTAGTATCTAAAAGTTCTTTGTCCATTTTATTTAATTCTTTTGTCATTTCTTTTTGTGCTTTTAAATCTGCTTTTTCTCTGTCTTTCATACGTTTAACGTATGTAGTATAATCTGGTCTTTCATGATCATACTTACCCCATAATTGTTTAGCTTCTTTACCAATCTTACCATCTATTGGACATGGTGTGCCTGCTTGAATCATAGACTCAAACACTCTTTCGTCTTGACAAAGTATGGCTACAGCTGCAACTTTCATACCAAAGTCATTTAATATTCTAGCTAACTTTAATCTTTCACAATTTTTATCTATTGCATGTTTACCACCACTAATACCAAGTCCAAATGTTTGCACACCCAATGATACACCTACAGCACAGACGTCTTGTGTCATAGAATTGTATGATGGTGCACCTGCACTTGGTGGTGCTGACTTAACATTTGAATTACTTGTAGAGTTTGTAGTTGTGTTAGAACTAGATCCTGTTTGATATGTTGTGGTAGCAGTAGATGTATACCCACCTTCAATAGCAGTATTAGACCCTGATGTATTTGTTTGTGTAGAACCTGGATACGCTGGTTTTGTAAATGCTAACAACACAAATAAAACAATTAGTATACCTGTAAAATAATAGTTCATCCTAGAACTCTCCATTATCTACTTGCCTCTCTACATGATGGACAAGTTTTTTTATAACCGTTTGGATGTTTTTCACAAACAACCGGTATGTCTGATTCTAATACATCTTCATACATTGCTATATGCTCATCTTTGCATTTACAAAATTTTCCAAAAATTTTTTCAATTAATGATCTAATCCATTTAATCATTTTTCTTTTCCTCCATTTCATAGAAGAACTTGTCAGTATCTTCTGTCCTCCATTTACCAGAATCTTCTACATTCCATTCTGATGTTTGGACTTTCCAATCAGGAATATCATCTCTTACTGTAAAAGATGGTAGATCCCAAATTAATCTGTTGTTAGGTTGTGCTGCATAGTTGCCGTTGTCTAACGCAAGTATGTGAGCGCACTTGTGTTCGTGCGGTATTTCCGAATGATCGGTGTCGACTATATTACTCTCTGGATGTGCAAAGTCAACTGTGAATAAGTAAGACCCATGATGCCATTTCTTATCCTTACCAATGTATTTTCCTGATTGTCCGCCTAAAATATCGTAACAAGTAATAGCAGGGTAATAAGAAAAACTATTCCACAATTCCAATTCATCAAGTCTTTTGGTCGGAACAGACTTGGGGTCATAACCACGTTGAATAAAAGCCGATATGGGTAAACGATAAAAGATAGCACCGTTTTCCATGATGGCATGCCAGAGGATAGCTTTTCCTGTAATAGCTGTAAGGCCGAAGATAATGCAATCTTCAACTTCGCCATGATGTTTTTTAAGGTCATATAAATACTCTTTTTTTATTTGTGCGTATTGTACAGGAATATTAGCATTTAAGTAAGACATAATTTATCATTTTATTTTACCCCAATTAGGACCTGATTCATAGTCCACTTTGTTGGGAACTTCAAGTGAAACTGCATCCTCCATAATTTCAACTATTTTTTGTGCATGTTTTTCGTCCTTAACAGATATATCTAATTCATCGTGTACTTGTATGTGTGGTATAATACCTTCTTTATGTAATTCTATCATAGCTTTTTTTGTCATGTCAGCTGCTGATCCTTGTATAAGTTTGTTTAATGCCTTGTATGTAAACGCACGTTTAATCCCTGGTCCGTGTTCCAAGAGCGCTTGATCGTGTGGCAATGACTTATGTATTCCAAACTGGTTCGGTTCCCACAAATGAAACCTACACAATCTACCTAACAGTGTACGTATGCGACCAGAACTTTGTGCACGTTGCATAACATTATCCATTAGTTGTTTTACAAATGGAACTCTGTTGTGATATTGTTTAAACAAGGCATCTGATTTATCTTTAGATACACCTAACTCTGCTTGTAATTTATTTTTACCCATACCATAAAACAAACCAAGATTTATGGTTTTAGCTTGAGATCTAGGTATTTCTGCCATATCTGCAACAATTGTATGAAAGTCTGCATCACCTTCTCTATAAGCGTCTAATACGTCTTCTACACCATATAAATTTTGTAATGCTGCATAATGCACTACCAACCTAGGTTCTTGCTGAGAATAGTCAAAACAACCCCATGTATGGCCCTCCTCGGGTATAAATAACGACCTAATCCGTGGTCCAAGGTCTTTGTTTCTAGCTGGAATTTGCTGTAAATTTGGGTTTGAATACGAGAATCTACCGGTCACAGTTCCGCCATTATCTGAACGCAATTGATTTATGTCAGCATGAATTCTACCTTTATGTGAGTGTTTTAATATGGTATCAATAAACGTGGTATGGGCTTTGTTAATTTCACGGGCCTGGGCAATTCGTTTCACCAGTGGGTGGGGGTGATTCTGAAGAAAATTTTTAGTAAAGGAAGGTGCAGATGTTTTCTCAGTTCTATCGTAGTCTAGTTTTAGTTTATCAAAAACTTGCGCAATACTTCTTGCTGCCCATATTTGAGTATCTATTCCTGTTTCTTTTTTTACTTCTTGGATCAATCTATCTTCTTGTGATGCTAGGTCTTGCTTCATTGTATGTGCTGCTTGAACGTCCACTTTCACGCCAAGAAATTTCATGTTTATCAGACAAGGAAACAATTCAGTTTCGAGATTAAAAATAGAATTTATATCTTGGTGATCAATTTCTTTTTTAAGTTCTATCCAAAGTTCTAAAGTTATTTCTGCATCTTTTTCTGCGTATGCACCTACATAAATGGCAGGTAGTTTATACATTTCTGCTTTAGCGTCAACACCCCAATCTTTAGCTGCTGTATATAAATCACTTTCATTTTTTGTCTTACCGGTGTATCTTTTAGCACAGCTGTTTAAATCATAGCGCATTTGATTTTCATCAACTAAGGCCGATGCAATCATCGTGTCAATTATTTTACCGCTAACATTTAAACCGAGCGCTCTAATCCAACACACGTCATACATGGCGTTGTGAAATATTTTATCTGCAGGTGTATCAAGTACACTTTGAAACCATTTTAAAACTTTTTTACGATCCATATTACCACCACCTTCGTGAGCGATTGGATAATACCCCGACCAACCTGCAACAGCTATAGCTATACCTACAACATCACCTTTACCAACTATAGATCCTGATCCCATCTTCATTAAGTCTGGGTCTTTAGTTTCTAAGTCAATTGCTATCTCATCATACTTAGATAAGTCTGGAAAATTTTCTGGTGGTAGCCATTCTGTTTGTGGTTTAAATAGAGGTATCTGCATCGTAATCCCTTTCAAGTATCATTTCTAAATAATGTATTGCCTTTTCGATGTCTTGTGCTTTGCCTTTTGACTGGTGTCTGCAAATATATTTAATTGCATTGCCTTCCGCAAAAAGTAACTTGTTTTCGTTTATAAATTCTGCAGGTTGAATTTTCATCGAACGATAGTGTTTCCCGCCTACCTGCTCTTCTAAAGAATTGTATGTTGATCCTTTAAATATATCTTTGTGTGTCATAGTATATATCCTTTTTCATATTTTTTTGGTTCTATTATGTGTAAGTTTTCTTTTGTTCGTGTTGCACCCACATAAAATAATCTATTCTCGTCATCAGGATTTCTTTCATAACTTTTCATAGTATTTTCTGTAAGATCTGTCATAAGCACAACGTTAGTTGCTTCACCACCTTTTGCTGCATGTATTGTGGATAATTCTATTCTAGGTTTTTCGTTTAATTTTTCTCCGTTCTTTCTCATCTTCCTAAGATAGTTTACTTTAGTTTGACCTGCATTGTCAAATGCTTCATACCAAACTGTTTTAACTTGTAGACCATAATCTTTTACTAATTGATCTATTCCGTAAAAAGATCCTTTAGCCATACCTTTTATTTTTTTAGCGTGCCAATGTTTTGGTCCCATAAATTTAATTATGTTTTCTATTTCTTTGTATGATGCTAATTGTCCTTGTCTTAAATGTTCCCATGACGTAGCTGCTTGGTGTAATTCTTTTTCACTGCTTCTTTTATATCTGTTTTCATAATACAATCCTTGTCTATACAAAGACTCCTCTATGTCTGTTAACATATGTCTTGTTCTACTTAACACTAGCCAATCACCTGTTGACATATCTATGCTATCAACATCAAAATGTCTGTGTAAGTTTCCTTGACTAACTCTAGGTTCCCATGACTTATCTATTCTGTTTCTAATTTTATTTATTATACCCATCGCTAGTCCATGTACCTTAGCAGGTATTCTGTAAGACTGTGTTAGTGGTAAGTATTGTCCTTCTAATGTTATAAAAGAATCTACGTCTGCACCAGCCCATCTAAATATTGCTTGGTCATCATCACCTGCAATAAAAGAATCTTTTGTTTTATTCCAAATAGATCGTGTCATATCCCATTGCATTAACGATAGATCCTGAGCTTCATCTATAAATACTACATCAAACTTTGGAGACTTATCTGACTTTGTAAACTCTGTAATCATGTCGTTAAAATCAATTAAATTATATTCTTTTTTATATCTTGCTAACTCGTTGTGTATAATTCTAAGTTGATCTCTTTCCAGGTCTTGCGTGTGTTCCTGTAAATCAAACTGTTGTTCTGGTGTAATATTTCGTAGCTGTGCTAGTTGTATAATCCGTAGATACTCACTGTCTGATGTAAAGATACCGCCCTGGTCTTCTTGATAGTCAGCATATGTTACAGGAAAACCTAACTTTTTACCTAGATCTTTGTAGTGTCTGGGCTGCATGACTTGATCTTTTTTTAATCCTAGTTTTCTAAATGCTAGTGAGTGTAATGTTCTAAAGTATGGAAGATCATCTTCTGTTAAATTAAATTTTTTAATTGCTCTGTCTCTTGCTTCGTGTGCAGCTTTTTGTGTAAATGCAAAATAACCTATCTTGTCAGGATCTGTTTGTTTAAGATAATCATCAACTTTATTTAACAAAGTTGTGGTCTTCCCTGTGCCTGGTGGTCCTAATACTATTGTTCTCATTTTTTAAACTTTCTTATAGCTAATTTAACTTCTAATTTTTTTTGATAAGGTTTTAAAACTCTATTAATTAAAGTTCCATTTTTTCTATAAGATGCACATTTTGAATCTATTAATTCAATATTATCTTTGTCTTTTACTGCCACAAAATCAAAAGGACATTGTGGATCCATGCTTTTTGCAACCCAGTAACCTTTTTTTATATATTCAACCATACATTCTAATTCCATTATCGTTCCTTTTATAGATTTTTCATTATTAGATTTTTTTTCGTCAATTTTCTCTATTTCAAAAAGTGTTTCTTGATTAAGCATTAAAATATATCCTTTGGTTTTAATTCTTTTTGATTGTAGTCGTCTTCTTTTTTATCAAACTGTTTTACAACAAACACAGAGATTCTTTCTTTACCAATACGTTTGTCATCACAGTTACATGTTTCTTTTAACATTTGTGCTGTACGTGAGTATGGTACATCCCAACGTT